ATTCATCTTTTAGCAAATTCATAAGTATCTTTAGATACATGTGTTTTATGCTCAGAGATTGATACTCCTAATTTTGTCATAAAACTAATATAACTTCTAGCAACTTTATTGTTTTTAATAACAATATCGTCACCAAGAATTATATAGTTTGAGAATGGAAATAAACCATTCTTCTTTGCACAAAATTGGACTACTAAATGATGAGCTAGAGTGAAAGCTGCTCAACTAGAGTAACATCCCATTGGTTGTCCAACTGCATATTTGTAGTTAGATGAATCATATGAGAATTCTCTATTTGTAAGCAACTTTGCTCAGTACTCAGAATATCTATAAGAAAATATTGGATTATCTGTACTTGAAAATACAAGATAATTTAGTAATTTTCTTTGAAGATGTACTGGGAATCTATCAGTAGCACTAGATAAATCTAGACTATAGAAAGGGTCATTTCCTTCTCATTTGTGAAAAGGATCCTGAGTAAAAGTTCTATCACAAGGCATTTTACGGAGTAAATCCATAAAATTCTTATGAATAGGCTTTAAAGTAAACTGAGTAAAATAGTCAGAAATGGCTATTATCCTCATTTTACACTCAGGGTCTTTCACAATACTTAATCTTCCAGATGATTTATGAGTAAAGACAGAGTCTTTACCAGAACCATTAGGAATATTAATAATATTGTGATTGACAAATGATATCAAAGGGCCAATATACTTACTGAAGAAATCTTTACCAACTAAAAATTGGATGGATTCCATGATACTAGATCCCAAGTATTTAACTGTTTCAGTTATACTTAAGATAGTAGGACCATGAGGACCCATTTTCAAAGAAATAAAGAAATCCTTAGTAGTATATTCAGGTACTTTTCAGAAAAGTCCAAATTCATCGATAAATTCGTTAATAAAGTGACCAGGAACAGTTTTGAACTGTTTCTTTGGTCCTTCTGTTATTGAACTAAAATCGATTGGAATTTTCTCCTTTTTTAATGGAGAAATTGTTTTTGAAATATTCATTAAAGTAAGACAGAATATAATCTTTTCTGTATTCTTACTATCAATGTATTCTTTTAAAAACAAAAACTTTTTTGGAAAACCACCTTTGGAGGAAACAAAAGAAGTATTTACCAGTAAAGGTCTACCACACATGTATCTTGTTATTAACAATCTACATGTTTTGATATACCTAACTGTAAATAATGTTCCATTCTTTTTTAGGAGAATGAAAATTATTTTAAATACTTTTTTGACTATTTTAACATCACAATTTGGATAACTTAAATAAGTTAATCTTACTATTATGGTATATAATAAATTATGTATCATGATTAGTTTAAAATTAGTGATGTTAAATCCCTAAATATAGTTAAGCATTAGTTAAGAAAGTTATCTACATCTTTATGTAGTTAATTGAGCTCCCAAGAGTTTGAAAGCTAATTAAGTCTTACTAAAGACTGACTTAACACTCAAACA